AGCGAGCGTATCATAAGGAGAGAGTTTTGTCAACTACACCACCGATTTTTTCCTGAGACTCACACAAACCACTTGACAGTCTCAGAAATTTATTATATAATACAGAGGAACCCACCACCAGTCCGATGAACACTAGCCACGCAGAAAAGCAGCAGATTCGTGTGACATTAGACTTCGAAGTCTTTGCGGACTTTGATGTTCATCAGATAGACTTTGAGAAGGTTTTTGATATTGGCGGCGGAGAGAACTTGACAGTCACTGTGGAAGATTTGTCAGAAAATGTAGAGGAACTCTGGGAAGCAGCATATCTCTAAGGTCGGAGACAGAGTGTTAACGAGGGGTTGACAGTTTCTCAGAAAAGTGTTATAATCCACAGTGTCACTCATTGACACTTAGAGACAGCAGTTAGCGCGTGGTTGATGATATCGTGCCGGGGCGCGTATATAAAAACGCTAACTACCCTAACCTACAACGAACCCAAAACGCGAACTAAATATACTTCATCTCAAAAAAATTCTGAGATTTAGAAAGGTCCTATTAGGTTCAGAGATGGAAAAAAATTTCCCAGAAAAATTTGAGCGCCCATGGGGTTACTATGAGAATCTCCTAGAAACTAAACTGTATAAAGTTAAGAGACTTGTAGTATATCCTGATCAACAGTTATCATTACAATACCATTTTCATCGTGCAGAGTATTGGACGGTAGTAAAGGGGGATGGTTATGTAACTATCGGAGAGAACGTGTACTATGCATCCGCACATAGTCATTACACTATTCTGAGAGGAGAGCAGCACCGTTTAAAGGGTGGTGAGTATGGCATAACTATTATAGAGGTTCAGTTAGGATCTCAATGTAATGAAGAGGACATTGTAAGATTAAAAGATGATTACAAACGAGTATAGGTTTCACATTTACGCTAAGGATAAATGTCTTTATTCGAGTTTAACAAATGAAGAATTTATGGAGACCTGGGAAACGCTGAAAGGTATGGTGGGACTCATGAAGACAGACTATGAAGAGTCTGATTTAAATTATGAGAGGGTCAAACTCATGAAGAATTCGGAAGAATCTTCGTATTGACATATCATAGATACACTGTTAGAATTGAAATGTAGGTTATTCAAACTTATGGCAAAAGGATTTACGGTTAAAGCAAAGACTCCTCCGGTACAAAAGAAGGAAGAGTTTGACATTGATGGAATTAAAGCTCGGATGAAAGGCAAGAGCATTGTGTTCTGTCTTCCAGGTCGCGGCGTCTCATACGTCTTCTTAAAGAACTTCGTGCAACTATGTTTCGACTTAGTTCAGAATGGGATGAGTATTCAGATTAGTCAGGATTACTCTTCGATGGTGAACTTTGCACGATGCAAGGTTCTTGGCGCAAATGTATTGCGTGGACCAAATCAGATTCCCTGGGATGGTAAGTTGAACTATGACTATCAGTTATGGATTGATAGTGACATTGTATTTGACACAACGAAGTTCTGGCAATTGTGCGATATGGCGCTTGCTGAGGATGGCACAGAGAAAGAGATTGTTTCTGGTTGGTATTGCACAGAAGATGGGAAGACCACTTCTTGTGCTCACTGGTTGGAGGAAGAGGACTTCCGTAAGAGTGGTGGTGTCATGAACCATGAAACTCTGGAATCCATCTCAAAGCGCCGCAAGCCTTTCACAGTTGACTACATTGGTTTCGGTTGGTGTATGATCAAGAAGGGTGTGTTTGAGCACGGAGAGATGAAGTATCCATGGTTTGCACCAAAGATGCAAGAGTTTGAATCTGGTGAGGTTCAGGACATGTGTGGAGAGGATGTATCATTCTGTCTCGATGCAATTGCAGCAGGATTTGATATCTGGGTGGATCCAAGGATTCGCGTTGGTCATGAAAAAACTCGGGTGATTTGATATGGCAAAGATGAAGAGATCCCTTACAGGGGGTAATATGATTGAGTCTAGTCCGAAGAAAACTCGTCAGGGAACTGGGAAGCATACTAAGTATGCGGCAAGCTCGCGTAACGAAGCTCGTAAACGTTACAGAGGACAAGGAAAGTAATGAGTCAACTCGTCATCAATCTCCCTGCACAGAAAGTGTGGGTTCGCAAGGAATATCTAAGAGATTTGAAGGACGGGTATGGTGAGTTTGTAGAGGGCGTTTGGGTGACTGCTAAAAGCATCCCCGGACGCGCTTTTTATTTTGAGACCTACCTACCCGAATATGGTGCAATGTTTGATAAGTTGCCCATCAGTGCCTTTGTATCAGAACCAAAGACACCAGATCCCGATTTAGATTTACCAAATTTACAATTTTGGAATTGTATGGACTATGGAGTCCGTTGTATTGAGAAACAATTCATCGGATCTATGGACTTCGAAGTCCGTACACGACACTTTGGTAACCTGAAAGGGGAATATTTGTTTACTTTGGACAACTACCACCCTGATCACGACATCATTGACTGCAATGTAAGTGAAATTCCACAAGAGCACAAGTCACATAACTGCATTGAGCTCGAAAATGGGCAGTATGCGCTATATCCAAACAATAGAACAAGAATTTATGACCTATCAATTACCCCGGAAACGCCGCTTACGCCCGATTTCAAGGTCTCCACGGAATATTATCAAGTTGAAAATGGAATCCGATGGGGTAGACTCGGGGATACCGATGAGTATTTTTGGGAAACTCCTTCTGAATCACGAAATAGTGGCATTGGAAGCACCACCATTTGAGTGTGGACCCTCTCATTTTACCCAAGGATATGGATTCTTTGGTAATGTTGGAAATTCGGCTCTAAATAAGACAGAAGTCTTATCGATAACAGGTGCCACAACCAGTCTCACGGGCATTTAAAGACATTTCTTTGTCTTTCACGAAGCATCCGATCACTCGGGATCTAATTACGCTGTCAAATGAGCGTGCTATTTCTCGTTCTATTAGAAATCTGGTGCTTACTGCCCTAGGAGAGAGACCTTTTCAACCAAGATTAGGTTCTCAAATTTCTAGAAGTCTTTTTGAACTGTTAGATTATGGTACAGCGTCCGTAATTCAAAAAGATATTGAAGTTACAATTAAAAATTTCGAACCAAGAGTGGAAATTAACACTATTGAAGTGAAACCTGAGTACGATCAAAACGGATATAACGTATTGGTCTCATATTTTATCGTTGGGCAACCTAGAACCCCGGTACAATTAGAGTTTATCCTTCAAGTAACAAGATAATGCCACTCACAAAATTCTCAAATCTAGATTTTGATCAAATTAAGACGCAGATAAAGGATTATTTGCGCTCAAATTCTAATTTTACCGACTTTGACTTTGAAGGATCCAACTTTTCGGTCCTAATTGACACGTTAGCATATAATACTTACATTACTTCGTATAACGCCAACATGGTGGCAAACGAAGTTTTCATTGATAGCGCCACATTAAGAGAAAATGTGGTTTCTCTCGCAAGAAACATTGGATATTTACCATCTTCTAAGAAGGCATCAAAAGCGACTGTAAGCTTCTTTGTTGATACAAGCACTCTGACTACTAATCCTACAACAATGACTCTTAGAGCGGGTCTGGTAGCGGTCTCAGACAGCTTTGGAGGGTCTAATTTTACTTTCTGTGTACCTGAATCTATTACTGTACCGGTAAATGAAAATTTTGCCTTCTTTAATGAAATTGAAATCTTTGAAGGAACGTTTATATCGAAAGAATATACAGTAGACGACTCAGATATTGATCAAAAATTTATAATTCCCAATTCAAATGCAGATACTTCGACTTTATCTGTACAAGTCAAGGAGAGTTCCTTCGATCTTGCCTCAGTTAAGTATGAATTAGCACAAAGTATCATTGATGTGGGTAATACATCTAAGATCTTCTTGCTTCAAGAGATTGCTGATGAAAAATATGAACTTCTTTTTGGTGATAACATCTTTGGTAAGCGTCTAGAAGACGGAAATGTTATTCAGATGTCCTATGTGATCACTAATGGTGATATTGCCAACGGTGTATCCAACTTTACCTTCTCTGGAAGGTTATTTGACAATAATGATCGAGTAGTAACTACCGGTGTTTCTGCAATTGCGGTAAATAACAATTCTATTGGTGGTGGAGACATTGAATCTGTCTCTTCTGTTCGTAAATATGCACCTTTGAAGTATGCTGCACAGAATAGGGCAGTTACAACCCAAGATTATGAGGTCATGACCAAGCAAGTGTTCCCAGATACAGAATCTGTGTCTGCTTTTGGTGGAGAAGACCTTGATCCTCCTCAATATGGTCGAGTTTTTATCGCAATCAAACCAACAGGTGGTAGCTATCTCTCAAATTTCGTAAAATCGACGATTATTTCTAATTTAAAGAAATTTACTGTTGCTGGTATTGTGCCACAGATCGTTGATCTCAAATATTTGTATGTTGAGATTGATACTAACGTATATTACAATACAAACCTCTTCCCATCGGCATCAGGTCTTAAAACAAACATTATTGAATCGTTAGAAGCATACTCTAAAACATCGGAATTGAATACTTATGGTGCTAGATTGAAATATAGCAAACTTTTAAGAACAATTGACGATACTAACTCTGCAATCACTTCAAATATCACTACGGTGCGTATAAGAAGGGATATGAGACCTTCTCTCAACGAATTTGCAGAATATGAACTTTGTTTTGGAAATAGATTCCATATTTGTGGTGGGGTAAATATTAAGACAAGTGGATTTTTTGTTGAAGGTTACTCCGGAGAAGTATTCTTATCGGACGTACCATATTCTGATGAAAAAACAGGAACTGTTGATTTGATTCGATTAATTTCCGGATCCGAAAAACAAGTTCTTAGACAAAATGTTGGAACTATTGATTATGTCAAAGGTGAGATTCTTTTATCCCCAATTAAGATTATTGGCACCACTAAAACTGAATCTGAGTTTCCAATTATTGAAATTCAAGCAATTCCTTATTCAAATGACGTTATTGGATTACAGGATCAATTTTTGCAACTAGATATAAGTAAGAGTAACGTTACTGTAATCTCTGACACCATATCCAATGGTGCCGATATTTCAGGATCAAGATATACAGTGTCTTCCAGTTTTACCAACGATAACATCACGCGATAATGTTAGAAAAAAGAGTAAAAATCCAGTCCGTAGTTGAAAATCAACTACCTATTTTTCTTGGTGCTGAACTAGAAGGTGCTAGTGATTTTTTAAAGACATATTATAAATCAGTAGAATATCAAGGAGGTCCAGTAGACATTCTTGAAAATATTGATCAATATAGACGAGTTGGAACTTATACTTCTATCGTTGGATTTACGACTGTAACTTCTAACATTGAAATTGAAGATACTACAATTAATGTAGGCAATACTGCTGGTTGGCCAGAAAAATATGGTTTATTAAAGATCAATGATGAGATTATTTCATATACAGGAAAAACAAATACCACTTTTACGGGTTGTATCAGAGGTTTCAGTGGTATTACCAGTTATCGTGGAAATAATGGTCCAGATGAGTTAATTTTTAAAGAAACTGAGGCAGATGAGCATGTAAGTGCAGATCAAGTCGAAAATATCTCATCTCTTTTCTTAAAAGAATTTTATAAAAAATTAAAAACTCAATATTTACCTGGTTTAGATAACGCTAAGTTGAATGAGGGATTGGACGTATCCAAATACCTTATTCAAGGAAGTGATTTTTATAGATCAAAAGGAACTTCTGATGCATTTGAAATTCTATTCAAAGCTTTATATAATGAAGATGTAAATGTATTAAAACCGCAGGATGATTTATTTGCACCATCAGATGCACAATATCGCAAAATTCTTAGATTAAACGCAGAACCAGTTGACCTGTCAGCAGTTGATACTACGCAATTATTCTTAACCGGATTAATTACTAAGAACATTTATCAAGAAAATGCTGCTGGTGAAATTATTGCTTCTGGATCTGTTCTTAAATCTGAAAGATTTGTTGAAGATGGCAAGACATTTTTTCAAATAGATTTAGATTACTCAGAACCAAAAGACATTAATGTTGTAGGGTCAATCTACGGTAATTTTAGAATTACCCCCCAAACAAAGGTAATTGGTAACGTTTCTGTTGCATCTACATTTATTGATGTTGAATCAACTATTGGATTTCCTTCTAGTGGAGAGATTCAAGTCTTATTTTCAAATACTGATGTTGGTATCGTCTCATATACTTCAAAAAATATAACTCAATTTTTAAATGTTGACGGAGTAATTAATGGCATTTTAGATAAACAGGAAATTTATCAAAATATTAGATCATATGGCATCTTACCTGATGGATCTGAATTTGAATTTAGAATTAAAGGATCTCTTGGTAAGTTTAATATTAAGGCACCAGATCTAGCAACTCCTTATTTTGTAGAAGGAGATGTGATTAAAAACCAATCTTTGGGATATTCAAAGATTAATCTTGTAACTGATTCTTTATTATCAAATGAAACATCTAGATTTAATATTAAACATGCAAGAATTCTTAATCAGAACCAGTTAGGTCAAAACCCAAATATTATTTCTCTGTATCAGATTGAGACTGAACAAGAACATGAGTTGAGTATTGGAGACTCTATTCAAGTTATCACTAATGCTGGAACAGAGACAAGTGGTGTAGTTAACAATATCATCACAGAATTCACCTTCGATGTTTCTGGTTTATCTGGATTTGATCCGGATAAAGGTGGTGAAATAAGAAGATTGATTACAAAGGTTAATTCTCAAAATAATGTTGTCAATCATTTACCTGCTAACGTTGTCAAGTCTTTTTACGACTCTAACGATTCGGTTTATATCGCATCACACTCATTACCAAAATACAGTGATCCTATTGATCCTAAAACAGGTAACGTTATATTAACTGATAATGGCAGAAGCTCAACTGCTCCTCTTATTTTAAGTGGAGATACGATTGATTATACCGGACATGGATTTTTCAGTGGAGATGAAGTATATTATCGTCCAGATAAATTTGTAGAACTTCTAGGGGGTTATGGAGAACCTGTTGCAATTACTACTGTAAGAAATCTTGGCAATTTGCAGGAAGGAAGATATTTTGTTAAGAGAATTGATGCAGATAGCTTTAAATTAGCAGAATCCAGAGCAAACATTGTTATTAACAATTTTGTTGATGTTACTGGAATTGCTAGTAACCAAATTATCTTTCCTATCACATCTTATGAAAATCAATTAGATAGTTCCTATGGAATTACAAAAATTCCTAGTTCCATTGAAGTTCCTGATAAAAAAATTAATATTACTCCTGGTAAAATCGGAGTCCTAATTAATGGTGTTGACATACATTCGTATAAGTCAGAAGATTATTGCTATTACGGAAATTTAACTGCTATTAATGTCTTAGCAGGTGGATCTAATTATGATGTTATTAATCCACCAAATTTAGTTATTTCTGACAATATTGGAACTGGTGCAACAGCAACAACCACAGTTGTTGGTGTTCTAGAAGAGATTGAAGTAGAAGATAGTGGTTATGACTTTTTAGAGGAACCAGTTATTGATATTTCTGGTGGTAATGGAAGAGGAGCAAAAGCCAAGGCAAATCTCAGATCAGAAAAAACAGTTGCCTTCACTGATGTAAGTGCTGGTGGTGGAAACGTTTCACTATCTGATAATACAATTGGATTTACCACATATCATCGTTTTAGAAATGCTGATGCTGTTGTTTATAATGCCAACTCACTAATTCCTCTTGGAAACTTAGTCAATAATTCAATTTATTATGTAAATGTTAGATCTCTTAATGAGATAACTTTGCATGGTCATAGGAGCACTGCCCTTGCTGGTGTTGGTACAGTTAACATTACCAGTTTTGGTCAAGGTAATCAATATTTTACTACGGTAAATGAGAAAAAGATCTTATCATCAGTTACGATAGAATCTGGTGGTGAAGGATACAGTAACAATAACATCAGAGTAAACTCGACTGGAATCAACACCAGTGCAGATCAAATATCATTTATTAATCATGGATTTAATACTGGTGAAACAGTTGAATATAAATTTGAAGGATCATCTATTTCTGGATTAACCACAGATCAAAAATATTTGGTCACACGTGTCGATGATAATCTATTCAAATTGTCATCGGCTGGCATTGGAACTCAATTTTCATCTTACAATTTTGATAATAAAATATTTGTTAATTTTACATCTGTTGGATCTGCCAGCACTCATATTTTCAACTATCCGGAAATTAGTGTTAGTATCAATGGTAACATTGGCATTGCAACAACAAATAGTCTTACATTTAAATCAAGTCTAAAACCAAAATTTAGAGGATCAATTTCTAAAATTAATTTAAATAGTGGTGGTATTGGATATGGATCTTCTGATGTCTTAAATTTTGAACGTCAACCATTAATCACTTTTGAGACTGGTAGTGGAGCTCAACTAAAACCAGTGATTGAGGGATCAACAATTAAAGAGGTTTTTGTACTCAATGAAGGAAAGGGGTATACTTCTTCCCCCCAATTGATTGTATCTGGTTTAGGAAGAAATGCTAAATTGACCCCAATTTTGACAGGAGGAAGAATCACCTCCGTTAAAATTAATGCTGGTGGATCTGGTTTTAGCACTAACACAACTTTTGTTAGTGTTATTCCAAATGGAACAGGTGCCAAAGCAGGAACATCAATTAAATCTTGGAATGTTAATCAATTTGAGAAGAAAAAAAATCTGTTAAGTGTAGATGATTCTCTAATTTCCGATAGCAGTAATGAATACTCAAAAGGAACTTATGTCTCATTGACTGTTCCCAGAGCATTGAGAGAAATCACTTATGCAAAGAATGAAGATGGAACTGATGCGTTTGGTGCAAACACGTTTGATTTAATTAAAAGTAATGGACTTGAATCTCCATCTGTGAACCACTCTCCAATTATTGGATGGGCAAACGATGGACATCCAATCTATGGTCCATATGGTTATAGCAATATTGATGGTGGACCTATTATAGCACTCAAACCTGGATTTGAACTTAATCCTAGTGATGATAGACCAAATACATTCCCGGTTGGATTTTTTGTCGAAGACTATACTTTCCAAAACAGTGGAAACTTAGATGAGTGTAATGGAAGATTTGGTAAGACTCCCGATTTTCCTAATGGAATCTATGCATATTTTGCCACAATAAACAGTGGCAAATCTAATAGTGATGGTCCATTTAAAAACTATAAGGAACCTTTATTCCCATATTTGCTTGGTGATTCATACCATTCTGTACCGACAGAATTTAATTTTAACAGAAAGAGTAATCAAATCGATTTTGAGTATGTTGATTTGTTCAGAAATACTAAACCAACGAAAACCAGTAGTTTTTATGGTTTCAATGAATATCTGAATGATAGTACAAGAGATATTAGGCAAAATTCTATCATTGAATCTACCAGAAAGGGTAAAATTACCGATTACAATATTGTTTCTGCCGGAAGCAGTTATAAAAGTGGTGATACTATTAATCTATCAAAACAACCTCTTTTTGGTAGAAGTGCAAGAATAAGTGTTGGTAGAATCGTTGGTAAAGACATTGTATCGATTGGTTCTTCAACTATTTCTGCTGAAAACTTTGAATTATTTGTTGGTGGTGGATTAGCAATCGGATATTGCACTGCACCTCATAATTTTGAAAATAAAAATCGTGCAATCATTTCCGGATTGTCAACACATTCTTATGCAAATCTGAATGGCACTCAAAACATCACAAACACCCAAAGAATTTGGATTCTGAATGAATACCTCGATTCTCCTAGTAATACTGGTTTAACCACAAACATCCACCTTAATGGACCGTATGACCCCCTCTACGTTAGAGAAAACTCCATTATCGGTATCGGACTGTCTGCGGAAAATATTGAACAATTAAAAGTTCTTAATGTTGATCCACTAAACTCTGTAATGAGAGTTCAAAGAAATTATAATGGAACAGTTGGATATGCATATTCTTCTGGAACAATTGCTCTTGATATTCGTAACAAGTTTGCATTTGATGTTGGGTTTACCACATTTACAAGCAATCCCCCAACATTCCAGAGATATTTTGATCCATCACAAGTAGTTGGTCTTGGAACAACAGCTTCTGTTGGTGTTGGAACAACAATTGCATATCAGACACATAATAATATTGCACCTCCTCATTTACAAGAGAACACTGACTATCAACCAGGAACTGCTTACACAAGTAGAATTATTCCTATCAAGACTATTTTTATCCCCAACCACTCATTCAATACTGGTGATACGTTAACTTATTCCAATGGTGGCGGAACTTCTATTGAAGTTTCTGATGGTATCGGCACATTTGTTCTTTCTGATCAATCCACTGTATATGCAATCAAAGAGTCTAGTAATTTACTTGGAATTTCAACCACAAAAGTTGGATTAGGTTCTACTGGATCTTTTGTTGGACTTGGATCAACTGCAATTCAATTAGCGTTTACAGTTTCTGGTGTCGGAGTAACTCATAGTTTCAAAGCAGAAACTAATCCTATTACCGGAAATGCCAATATCTATGAGGCTGTCCTAACGACAAAAGAAGCACATGGATTAACGTTCAACGACAATATTAGATTAGTTTCTATACCAAACATAACGAAAAATATATTTGTCCAATACAATGATTATAATCGTAGAATAGTGTTTGATAGAAAGAAATTTGAACCAGCTGGTATCACTTCTTTCACAAATACAATCAATGTTCCAAATCACAATTTGAATAGTGGCGATAAAGTAATCTATACGACTACTGGAAATGCACCTGTCGGACTTTCCGATCAGGGTATGTATTATGCCATTGCAATCGACTCAAATAATTTAAAATTAGCACAAAATAAAGTTGATGCAGTAGGACCAAACCCCACACCAGTTTCATTAGGTAGCACTGGTTCAGGTGAGCACTTTGTATCTTCAATTAACCCCAAAGTTAATGCTACACGTGGCAATCTTGTATCGTTTGCCACAACAGATTCTTCACTATCACTTAGTGTTTCTGGAACGAATCTACCTGCCTTCGATCTTAATCTCTACACAGATTCCGAGTATAAAGATAGATTCATCAGCACAAAAGAAACAAAAGTTTTTGAAGTTCAAGGAATCGGAACTATCGGAGTAACGAATCCATCTGCTGTAAATTTAAGAGTGAGTGCATCTATTCCAGAAATATTATATTATAAATTTAATCCAATTAATACTGATCTTTCTCCAACAGCAAAAACTGAAATATTAATTGATACTGAACAAAATTTTGCTAATGTTATTAATGTTGTTAATAGTGTGTATCAAGTTGATGAGTATCCGACTGGTATTACCACAACTGAATTTAAATTCAATTTAAATTCAAAACCAGAAGTATCTTCTTATAATTCAACAACTGATGGTTCTTTCTATTATACTCACAAATCATCTAATGCAACAGGAGCAATTGATTCGCTTAACATTAAGACAAATAATTCAAACTATACAGAGTTACCAGGAATAGTATCCATAGGATCTACTACTGGGTCCGGTGGTTTGATTAGAATCAATGGTGATATGGGATCTATTGTTAAAACTCGTAAAAGGAACATTGGTTTCAACTATCCATCAGATCCAACCCTTAAAGTAATTGCGAATGTTCCAGAAATTCTTAGAATTGAAGAATTAAATTCTTTTGATAGTGTTGGAATTTCCTCTGGTGGTAATGGATATAACATTGAACCAGGTTTGGTTGTTATTGATGCAATTACAAATAAAAAGATTGAAAACGTAATTCTTCAAGCAGAAGTTAAAAACGGTTCAATTTCTAAGGTCAATATTAAAGAAAACGCTAAGAACCTTTCTGACGTTGCACCTAATATTATCACTGTTAACAATCCTAATGGTGTTGGAATTAATACGGTTGGTTATAATACAGTTACCAGAGAAGTTACAATCCAATTAAATACTGGATTCTCAACAGATAAATCTTTCCCATTCTCAGTTGGTGGTAAAGTATTCATTGAAGGTATTGGCATTTCATCAGAAGGAACTGGTTATAATTCACCAGATTACAACTTCAAGTTCTTTGAAGTTACTAGTATTGATGAAAACATTGGTGGTATTGGATCTGTAACTTATCAATTAGATTCTACCGTAACTAATCCAGGAACATATGTAACCACAAAATCTTCTGGAAGAATCATTCCTTTTGAAGATTTTCCGATTTTTGCCCCAGATCTTAAAAAGAACAACTTCTCTATCAACGAAGATGTTGTTATAACCAACACCTTAGATTCAAAAAATGGAAAAGTATCGTCTTGGGACAATTCGAATAAAATTCTAAAAGTCAATTCTTCAAAAGAAATTCTTGTTGATGATATTGTAAAAGGTCTTGGTTCTGGAACCATAGGTAAAGTATCTGAGAAGATTGATGTAGATTCGTTCTATGATATTACTAGTGTTGAAGAAATTCGTTTGGGATGGCAAAAAAATACTGGTAAACCAAGTTTGAACGATCAAAGAATAATTGATAGTGATTACTATCAATATTTCTCATACTCTCTGAAATCAAAAATTGCATATGATACTTGGAATGATATTGTTTCTTCCATGAATCACACCGGTGGATTTAAGAAATTCGCTGATTTGCAAATTGAATCTCAGGATGACAATTTTAATAAAGCATCTGTATCTTCTAATGAACTTGAATTATTTGTAGATTTATTCTCTCAATTAGAAACCTATTGCAGATATGACTTTGATTTTGTTTCTGAAACATCCAAGTTTATTTCTGGTGAGTTTTTATCCGATGAAGTTTTAACGAGAAATATTCCTATTGCTGATTTTGAAGAATCTGTTGGAAATAGGGTATTAAGTATTGACAGTTTTGCTGATCAATTTAATAATACTCCGAGAGCTACAAGATTTGATATTATTGACACGTTCCCACTGGCAGGAACTCGTTATAGAAAATATTTTGCGATGACTGAGGATACTCAATTTCTCGATGAAAGAAGAATGCAGATAATTGAGCTTCTGATTGATGATGGTGGAAATGCATACATTCAGGAGTATGCCATAGTAAATGGATTAGAAGATTTGAATGGATACTTTGATTTCCGTGCATTGGGAAGTGAGGGTCAACTTTTATTCTATCCAGAAAAATATGACACCAATGACTATGACATTCACGGACTAGTTTACAATGTTGATAGAGATATTCACAGTGCAGTTGGTATTTCTACCATCGTTGGTATTACCACTGTTGGTGATATTATTCAACTTGCTGCGAGAGGAAGTAAAATTAATCCAGGTGTTACAACAGCAGTTGATATTTACTCTATTGATTTAACATCAATGGATGCGGGACATAAGTTTATGTTCCAAATGTCTGCTGGTGAAAAGCATGAGGTTCTCAACTTAAATGCACTTCACAATAATAGTGAAAGTTACTTTGTAGAATTTGGTAACATGAGTAATCTTGATCGATCTTCAACTACGGCAACTGTTGATGGTATTGGTACTTTTAGCGCAAGAGTAGATAGCAACATATTCTACATCAATTGCACTCCTTCATCTGATGTTGTTGGGACTGGCATTACATTTAACATTTTTGGACAATGCTTTGTTGGCGGGGCATCAACAATCGGAATCGCAACGATTCAATTAACGACTGGTGATTTAAGAGCACAATATACTGATGTTCCATCAGCATCATCCCCTGGTATTACTACTATTGCAAACTTTGGCAATAATACAACAGTTGATGAAGATGGAGCACATGTTCTTTTCCACATTCATGATGTAACTAACGATAAGTTTGAACTTCTTGAAGGAATCTTCATGGTAGATAGTAATGGAGAGACTTTTGAAACATTATTTGGTAATATTGAAACTGACAGTGATAACTATCATCAAGGAATTGGCACTATTAGTTCAAACGTTGATGGATCAAAATATAACGTTACTTACGTGGCTCCTCCATTAACAAATGTCAGAGTTAAAACTCTTGTGACATCTGCCGCACACACTAAGGGTGGAGTAGAAGAGATTCTTTATCTTGATCTTCAAGATACTAAGATTGATACGTTTGATGGAACTTATACAAATACTCAGGCAGATGTCAGAAGAGCATTTGGTCTTTTCCATGGTGGTGATGCAATTTTTGAAAGATCTTTTGATTCAACCGATCCATTGATTGTTGATACAGATAATGATTTGATTATTATTCCTAACCACTTCTTCACATCTGGTGAAAGACTTTCTTATAATCCAATTGGATCTGGAACAACGTCTTCAATTGGAATTGGGACTACAACAATTTCTGGATACGGTTCTACTGATAAACTTCCAGAATATTTCTATGCAATTAAAGTTGATGACAAATCTATTCGGATCGCTGGATCTTCTGAGGACGCTCTTGCATCTAATGTAGGTAATTATTTGACATTAACTACCGTTGGTATTGGAACATCTCATACATTTACTTCACAAGATCAAAATACAAAATGTATCATTGCACTTGATAATAACATTCAGGATCCAGTTATTCCACTGAATATTACTCATAATCTTGTTGAAGACATGTCTTTTGGTGGAGAGTTGATGAGACTCTCTGGAATTACATCATTCTTTGGCGGCGATTTACTCAAAGTAGATAAAGAATTTATGACGGTAAAACAAGTTGGTTTTGGTAGCACCAATCTTCTTGTTGTTCAAAGATCTTGGATGGGATCAGGTCTCTCAACTCATTCTACTGGATCTGTGGTTGAAAAATATGAAGGTTCTTACAATATTGTAGACAATACAATTAATTTCTACACTGCTCCAACTGGAACAAAACCACAAGAAGATCCAACGGATCCAAATCAATTAGATTGGACAGGTATTCAAACTTCATCAGTATTCCAAGGAAGAACTTTCCTAAGAAATGGTTTAGTTGGAACTTCTACACACACTTATGCAACTAATTACCTATTTGATTCCATATCAACAGAATTGACTGGTGTTGGTAAAACTTTCACCCTCAAACAAGATGGAATTAATATTGGAGGATTTAGCACCACTCACGGTTTAGTTCTGATTAACGATATTGCACAAATTCCATCTCAGGGTTCTAGAATTAATGATTTTGAATTTACTGAGAATGCTGGTATCACATCTGTTGTATTCAGTGGATTTGCGGCATCTGTTACCAACGATGTAAACACAGGTAGTATTCCTGTTGGTGGCGTTATTGTTTCAGTTGGATCTACTCAGGGATTTGGTTATCAACCGTTAGTTGCTGCTGGCGGAACCGCCAATATCTCTGGATTCGGAACTGTAACCTCCATTAGTATTGGTAACAGTGGATCTGGATATAGATCAGGAATTTCAACTCTTGATGGAGTTGTTCGTGAATTGTCTTATAGTGTTGGTCTTAGAACTAGTGATATTGACACTGTTGAAGTAACAGCTATTGGTACTGCAATTGTATCAAATGGCAATATTACTAGTGTTAACATTACAAATCCCGGTGTCGGATACACATTTAGTAATCCCCCAATCGTCGTATTTGACAACCCAATTCCATATACACGTGTTCCGTTAATTTATCATCCAGATTCTACTGGGTCTAACATTGGAACAAATGCTTATGTTGATATTCAGGTATCACAAAATTCTAAGGTGGCCAATTTTAATATTATTAATAGTGGATATGGATTCAAAGTTGGAGAAATTTTAACAGTTCCAAAAGGTGGAGTTACGGGAATTCCTACTAACTCTACGGTTGGTGCTGGATTTATTGATTTTAAAATTAATGTTAACAGAGTCAATTCTGACAAATTTACAGGATGGAGATTTGGTGATTTAGATGTGTTTGATAAATTAGATTCGTTCTTTGATGGATCTACTAAGGTCTTTGTCATGAGAAAGGAAGGCGTACCAACTTCTATTAGAGCAAAGAAAGGATCTTTAATTGATGTTGAACAAACTATCATTGTATTTTTGAATAATACATTACAAGAACCGGGAGTTGCATATGAATTTAATGGTGGTTCAAATATTATATTTTCAGAAGCACCAAAAGTTGGTGATACATGCTCAATTTTGTTCTATCGTGGAACTGGTAGCGTTGATGTTATCAGTAGAGATATTATTGAAACGATTAAAACGGGTGATACGATTAGAATCAATGCAGGTGATAATCAAAATTCCTTTGTGTTTGATCAAGATACTAGATTTGTATCTGGTATCACAACTGCTGACACCTTCGCCACATCTCCATATCAAGGACCTGGTTTGACAACTGATAGAACAATTCAGAGACCAATGGTATGGTGCAAACAACAGGAAGACGTATTCCTAAACGGAAAACCAGTAACAAAAAATAGAGATCTCTATACGGCAAGAATCTTCCCAGAAACACATATAATTAAACCAGTTGGGATTGGATCGACAGAAATTTGGGTAGATGGTATTGGCGCATTTGATAGTTATCCAGAATCTTTGAGAAGTAACTTGCAAACAGTACAAGTTATGGATCAAGATATTAAAGTTGGAGCATCTGCTACTGCTATTATCTCTGGTTTTGGTACTGTCTCTTCTATCAGTGTCACGAACACTGGACTTGGATATACGGCAACACCACTAGTTTCTATTGCTAATAGTGTTGGTTTTGGTTCTGCTACAAGAGCTACTGCTATTGCATCCATAACTGGAACAGCAGTTACTTCAATCAATGTAAGTAACGCTGGTGCTGGATATACATTCAGCAATCCACCTGTCATTCTACTTACTCCTCCAAACTTTGAAGTAGAAGAAATTAAGAACGTAAATTACGCGGGTGATTATGGAGTTATTAGTGGAGTCTCTTCGGCATCGGCTACAAAACTTGTATTTGATCTTCTCATCCCATTAGATTCGAATTTAAGAAGCACCGCATTCATGGGTCCTGGTGCTGCAAGAACAATTTCGAATATTGCAAGTGGATACCCATTTGTTGTGTTTGATTCTAATATTGGTCAAGGAGTCACGTCACTTGATCTTGGTGGTTCTGTTCTCGGGATTGGAACAACTTGTTTAGACAATGTGTATGAAGCAGCGTCTGTTTCTGTTGCAACAACAGAAGCAGTTGGAATCGGAACAACTTACGTTGTTAAGGTTACAGTAAATATTGACAGTCACAACGGTATAACGGGAATTGGTTACAGTCAATTCTTTGGTAGATATAGTTGGGGTCAACTTAAAACCTTCAATAGATCTGGTATTGCAAAAACATTTACACCTGCACTAAATAATGGATTTACCGGAATATCAACCGGACCTTTGGTTTTAAGGAGTCAACCCTTAAAATCAGTTGGTTATCTAACATAAATAACTAGAAAAAGTTAAAATGGCTGCGATTATAACTGAACAGTTTCGTGTCCTCAGTGCGGGTAATTTCCTTTCTGGGATATCATCTACTGGTAGTTCCTACTACACATGGGTTGGTTTGCCAAATGCTGTCAATCTTGACGCTAATTGGAATACTAGTCCTCCATCACCAATAGATTCTATTAATGAAGAGAATCGTTATTGGGATACAATGTTAGCTATGAAGAAGATTAATTCTTCTGATGTGAAAAGAGTTGTAGAAAAATATACATGGGCAACTGGTGAAAAGTATGATATGTATAGGCATGATTATAGTAGAAATAATCTTGCCCCGGTTTCAAAATCAACGACTCTCTATAATTCAAAATATTATGTAATCAATAAAGATTACAGAGTTTATATTTGTTTGCATAATGGTATTTCTCCGGAAAACCCAACTGGAAAACCATCTCTTGATGAACCACTTTTTACAGATTTAGAACCAAGATCTGCTGGTAGTAGTGGGGATGACTATGTTTGGAAGTATCTCTATACATTAACTCCATCAGACATTCTCAGATTTGATTCTTCTAATTTTATTCCTGTTCCAAATGATTGGAGCACAAATCCTAATAACATATCAGTTAAAGACAATTCCTCTACTAGTGGTCAAATTAAAATTGTAACAATTTCTAGTAGGGGTGCTGGTTATGGAACTGCATTAACTTATAATAACGTAGATATCTTTGGTGATGGTGAAGGTGCAAAAGCAAGTGTAACTGTTAATTCTGATGGTAAGATTCAATCGGTTGATGTTTCTAATGGTGGATCAGGATATTCATTCGCAACTCTTGACTTAGATAGTGCAGGTATTGTCAATACCGCATCTAGTGTTGATGCAGTTACCAGTGTAGTTATTCCACCCGATGGTGGACATGGTGCTGATATTTACAATGAACTTGGTTCTCGTAAAGTCATGATCTATTCAAGACTTGAAAATGATGCTACTAACCCTGATTTTATTACTGGTAACGAATTTGCTAGAATTGGCGTTGTAAAAGATCCTCTTGTATATCAATCGAGTAGTAAAGTTTCATCAGAAAAGGCAAGTGCTGTTTATGCATTAAAAGTTACTGCTGGACAATTGAATCAGGTTTCATTCGTTGCAGATGATGTCATTACACAAACTATTGGCGTTGGGTCAACTGCAATCGGTAGAGTTGTTTCTTTCGATAACAACACTGGTGTTTTAAAATATTGGCAGGATAGTCAAGTGGCAACATCATCTACTGCTGGTGCCAATCCCCTCTATGGGTACAAATTATTGAGATTCCAGAATCAACTTACAAATGGTGGTTCTTTCAATGTTAATGGTGGCAATGCCACTGTTGCTATCGACACATCTTTCTCGGGTATCTCTACCGTTCTAAATAATAGAACCTACTTCCTAGGCCAGACGTTTGACAAAGGAACTGCAAATCCTGAGGTTAATCCTCAGAGTGGACAGATAATCTATGTTGATAACAGACCATCTGTATTGAGATCGTCAAACCAAAAAGAAGATATTAAAATCGTTTTAGAATTCTAAGAAAATGCCCCAGGAAACTAATCTAAACATCACTCCATATTATGATGATTTTGATGCTGCGAATAATTTTCACAGAGTTCTTTTTAAACCAGGAACTCCGGTTCAGGCTAGGGAATTAACTGGTTTACAGTCTATTCTTCAAGATCAAATTGAAAAATTTGGAACACACTTTTTTAAAGAAGGTTCCAAAGTAATTCCTGGACAACTTTCTTATCAAGATGTCTTCACTGGTGTATGCATAGATCCAGATTTTGCTGGTATTCCGATTAGTTTATATGTAGAACAACTTGTTGGTAAGAAATTTAAAGGTGAAGAATCTGGAATTGAAGCAAGAATTGATTTTGTTTTAGGTGCATCGGATTCCGAACTAAGTTTAGATACTTTATATTTCACAATTATTAAGTCTGGGACAAATTTTGAAAATGGCAATTTTACAGAAGGAGAGAATCTAGTTCTCCTAGAAACTATTTCCTATGGAAATACTGTAATTTCTGCTAATCAAGGATTTGCCAGAGCTGTTTCAGTTGAAGCTAATGTTACTGGGTCTGCTGCGAATATTCAAGAAGGTGTATATTTTTTAAGAGGGAATTTTGTAACTGTTAGTCCCCAGACAATTCTTCTACAACAGTATGCTTCTATGCCAACCTTGAAGGTTGGTTTGACTGTTTTTGAAGAAATTATCAATGCTGATGAAGATCCATCTCTTAATGATAATGCACAGGGATTTAGTAACTACTCAGCACCTGGTGCAGATAGATTAAAAATCTCAGCCACATTGTCTTCAAAGTTAATCATCGATAATGATGATCCAACTTTTGTTGAGTTGATGAGGATTCAAAATGGAGAAATTGAAACCTTTGTCAAAAATAGTGAATATAATTACGTTAAAGCAGAATTTGCTAGGAGAACTCATGATGAGTCTGGTAATTATTATATTAAACCATTTGAACTGTCAATTAAAAATACTTTAAACAACTATCTTGGAAATGATGGATTATATAACGCTGATGAATTAACATATCAAGCAAATGCTCCTTCTGATGCTTTGATGGAGTATGTGTTCTCCTCAGGTAAAGCATATGTGAGTGGATTTGAAATTGATAAACAAACCGATACAGTTATTGATGTTGATAAACCTAGAAGCACTAGAAATATATTCCAAGAAGCTGTACCTATTTCAATTGGTCCAAAAATTGTAATCAACAACGTTCATGGTTCACCTGTTGTTGGTTTCGGAACTACTATTGCAGCAACTCTCAGAGATTCAAGAGTTGGCGTAGGATCCACTTTACCGGCCGGTCAAGCAATTGGTGAGTGTAGAATTTATGACTACAATCTAGAATCACAAGTTTTTGAAGGTCCGCAATCAGAATATACTCTCAGACTATTTGATATTTCTCCATATACCAAATTGGAGATCACTCAACCTTTCACTTCCTTACGTTCTGGTGCTCTATTATCTGGACAAAATAGTGGTGCATCTGGATTTGTTGTTGATAATTCTTCTGGAATTTCTACTTTTAGTCTTAGACAAGTAAAGGGAACCTTCCACAAAGGAGAAAAGATTTCTATTGATGGTGTAGATTTCACCACCACTGTTGCTATTACTACAAATTATGATATCTCAAAAGTAAAATCAGTACATCAAGGAACATCAGTAGGAATTCAAACATTCAATGCCGATTTAAAACTTTCAACGAAGAGAAAGTTTGGAACTCCGTTCACTATTACAGGTAGAGGTGGTAGCAATCCAGCTGCTACTCCTGCCGGTTTTAGTACGATTACTGCGGGAAGAGGTACGTTTGTTGGTATTGTTACTACAAACGATCTCGTCAAGTTCATCTCAACTGACAGGACTATTTCGGATCCAGTTCTACTTAGAGTTCATAGTATTAACAATACAGGGTCTGAAATGACCCTAGCAGGCATTCAGACAGTCTCTAATCTGTTTGATGGTGCTCCGCCTGCCAATGTACAACAAATCACTGATTTGGAGGTTGTGAGTGGTGATTTAATTAATGTAGATAACAACACATTATATACAGAACTAGGTGCAACTAACATTGACAATGTTGATCTTGGAACTGCACAGATTATAATCAAGAAAGTCTTTACTAACGTTTCATCTGCTTCCAGTACACTTACATTACCAACAGCTGCTGATAATCAATTCTATCTCCCATTTGATGAGGAGAGATATCATGTTGCTTATCGAGATGGCACCATCCAACCTTTAACAGAGGATATGGTTGTACCATCTACTAATTCAAAAACAGTTACCATTAGTGGTCTGGCAAGAGAAGCAGAAACAAACATTAGAGTTGCTGCAACTCTTAACAAAAATAAAGTTATTCAAAAACAAAAATTACTTAATAATGTTTCTTCCGTCCTAGTTACTAGATCCAGTGACACTGCTTCTGGAATTGGTTCAACTACTCTTAATGATGGACTGACGTATAGTAACGTATATGGAACTAGGGTACAAGACAAAGAAATCTCTCTAAACAAACCAGATGTTCTTAGAGTTCTTGGTATATTTGAATCTGATGATCAGAATGATCCAAATCTCCCCACTGCAACTCTGACATCTATTAGTGGTCCTAATCAAACCACATCTGATTTTATTGTTGGAGAAAAAATTATTGGTGAAGAAACAAAAGCAGTTGCTAGACTTGTTTCAACAATCTCCGGAACAGTTGTAGAACTTGTTTACTTGAATGAAAAAACATTTACATTTGACGAAAGAATTATTGGACAATTATCTAGTGTTGCTGCGACAGTTACGAGTCTAGGTCAAGCAGATAAAAATGTTACTGAGGATTACCTCGTTGACAATGGTCAAAGAAATTCTTTCTATGATTATGGAAGAATTGTAAGAAGAAAAAATAGAGAAAGTGCAGAGAGAAAATTAAGAATTATTTTCCAAAACTTTGTTGTTGGTGCAGAGGATAGTGGTGATGTATTTACATCAGAAAGTTATGAAAATGAACTATATTCTAATGACATCCCATCTTTCAATGGTATAAGAAATACTGATATAATTGACATCAGACCAAGAGTTGGTGATTACAGTTCAACCTCCACATTATCTCCATTTGATTTTGCATCTAGAAACTTTACTCAAAGCGGACAGTCAACTTCAAATATCTTAGTATCAGATGAAAACATTGTTCTTAACTATGAATACTATCTCGGTAGAATTGATAGGGTATTCTTAGATTCTGCTGGTAATTTTAACGTTGTTAATGGCGTTCCTTCTGAAAATCCAGAACTACCTGCTGCATTAACCGAAAGCTTGGAAGTTGCTACAATCAGTCTTCCCCCATACTTATTCTCTCTTGATAGTGCATCTATTCAAAGATTAGATCATAAGAGATATACTATGAAAGATATTGGTGATCTTGATAATAGAATTACCAATTTAGAGTATTACACTGCACTTTCACTGTTAGAAAAAGAAACTGAGGCACTTACAATTCAAGATGCTAAGGGTCTTGATAGATTTAAGAGTGGTTTCTTTGTTGATAATTTTAAAACTCATCAGATCCAAGATCAAAGTAACGAAGATTTTAGTTGTTCTATTGATACCTATAATGGTGAACTGAGACCATCTCACTACACCACGTCAATTGACCTGGTGCTTGCGACTGCTGCAATTACTGGTATTGGTGTATCTTCACCAAATACTTTGGATCAACGTTTTAATAATCAACTTACAGATCCAAATATTAGAAAAACTGGCGATCTAGTTACTCTTAACTATGCAGATCTAGTTGTAATGCAAAATATTTTTGCATCACGTGTTGAGTCTGTAAACCCATTCTTAGTCACTAATTGGACAGGGACACTACATCTTTATCCATCTTCTGATATTTGGGTCGATCAGAAAGTAATTAAGACATATGAATTTGATACCACTGGTCCTGATTTTGTAGCATCAACACAAACAATTGGAATTGATGAAGCAAAAGGATTTGCTGAGATTGAATGGGGATCTTGGGTAGACACAGTTATTGGTAGAGAAACAAGAACATCTGATGACACGGTTGTATCCTCTACAACAAAACAACTCAATGTAACAGATGATATTAAGACAACTACAACTAAGGTTGTAAGAACTGTTGCTGATGTTCAACTTCTCAGTAAGACAAGAGATGGTGTTTCAATCAGAAAATCACCTCATACCAGAAAGCAAATTGTTGGTAGTAGAGTTCTGAACAGATCCAATATTATCTACATGAGATCTCGTAATATTGAATTTACGGGAACTAAACTAAGACCTAGAACTCAGGTTTATCCAATCTTGGATAACAAGAACATGGTTGATTACATGGCACCTAAGTTAATGGAAGTTTCCATGACTTCTGGTACATTTACTTCTGGTGAGACTGTAATTGGATCCATGGTGCAGAGTCTTACTCAGATCAATCCACTTCCCAATGAAGCCACTGGAACGTTTAAGTTTAGAGTTGCGACTGCGAATCATAAATCCGGTCCTTACGATGATCCCAGTAATACGTTTACATTAAACCCATACAACAATGATGAGACTTTACCGGATGATTATTCATCTGTTTCATCTATATTAAACGTTGACACTACTTCTTTGGCAGCACAAACCAGTGGAGACTTCTTTGGATATCCTCGTCGAGGAATGGTTCTTAAAGGACTGACGAGTGGAGCACAGGCAACTGTTTCTGATATCAGATTGATAACAGACGAAGTTGGTGGTGTTATTGGTTGTATCTACATTCCAGATCCATCCAAAGCAAGCAATCCCCAGTTTATTGCTGGCACTAAGATTGTCAAACTAACTTCAATTCCTCAAACAACGTTTATTTCTTCACTGAATCAAACATCTGCGGAAACAACTTTCCAAGCAAGTGGTTTATTAGAATTTACAGAGGAAAGTGTTGCTTCTGTAAGATCAACTGCCTTACACAAATCGGTGTTCCAGGAGAACACCACTGCTGAAAATATTCTTGGTTCAACCAGCGATGTTCTTAGTGAAAAATCTGCGGATACTATCCTAAGAAACGTAAGACAAAATCCAGCAGCTAACTGTGATGCTCGTTACGTTGCATATACAACTGCTGTTAACAATGGTTACAGTTCGTACACTGCATATGCACGGGCTGTTGGAGATTATGAAAAGGGTTTAATTTACAACACTGCGGTTCTTTTGACACGCCCAGGAGCTCCTACTTCTTGTGGTGGAAGTGGTGGAAGGACTAGTAGAACAAATAATACCAGAAGAAGTGGTAGATCCCGTACAAGATCTAGATCTGGCGGAAGAACCTGGCACTTCGATGGAAATGGTAGGTTAATTTCAACAGCAAGGCTCAATTCTGGCAGAAGAGCATCCTATACGTCCAATAGAAACTCCGGGAGATCGGGCAGATCATATGCCAGTAGATCTGGAAGATCTGGCGGTGGTGGTGGTCGTTCCGGTGGAGGCGGCGGCGGAAGAAGTTACAACTTCGATAATAGGGGTAATTTAATTGCGACCGCCAATCTTGGTAATACAAGAACGGCGTCTACAAAAAGATGTTCAAGTGGAAGAGATCCTTTGGCACAGTCATTCTTTGTTAACTCTGCTGAGGGTATGTTCGTTACTGCTATTGAGTGTTACTTCCAAACTAAGGATGAAACATTACCAGTGACGATGCAGGTTAGAACAATGAGAGACGGTACTCCAACCACAACTATTGTTCCATTTGGTGAACTTGATCTCTTACCATCACAAGTAAACATTAGTGATGATGCATCAGTTGCAACTAAGTTTACTTTCCCATCCCCAGTATACCTTAAAGGTGGTCAGGAGTATGCATTCGTTCTCCTAGCAGATACTCCTCAATATGGTGCCTGGATTTCTAGAATGGGTGAAGTAGATATCACTAATTCTCTAACCTCAGAGGACGCCGCAAGACCTGTTATTTCTCAACAGCCTTTACTTGGTTCACTCTTCAAGTCACAAAACGGTTCTACTTGGGATGCAAGTCAGTTTGAAGACATCAAGTTTACTATGTTTAGAGCACAATTTACTACTGGCGAAAGTGGTAATGTGTCGTTCTATAACCCAGACATGGGTGTCGCCAATGGTGGCATTACCAAACTTGGTCCTAATCCTGTTCAGACTATTTCTAGAAGATCTACTGTTGGTTTAGGATCTACACTTACTGCTTCGATGGAGGTTGTAATTATTCCTGGTGTCAATATTTCTCAGGTCAATAACCCAACAGCAACTGGGGTAGTAATCAACACTCTCGGTGCTATTGGAATTGGAGCATCTGTTGATATCATCAACGCCGGTATTGGTTATACTCCTTCTGCTGGGTTTGCAACTTACACTGCTAATCTAAACACCTTATCTGGTTCTGGATCCGGTGCAGTCGCAAGAGTGACTGTTAATGCTGGTGCTATTACATCTTGTTTCGTTACAAACGGTGGTATTGGATATGGTGTTGGTGATGAACTCGGAATCACAACTCTTGGAAGCACTACCCTAGGAAGAAATGCAAGATTTAGTGTAGGAATTATTTCTGCAATTAACTCTATCGTTCTTGATGGTGTTCAGGGAGAATTTGTTACTGGTATTGCTGGAACAATGACATACATTGTTCAAGGAACTGGTGCTGTTGGAGTATTAACAGGAAAATATGCTAGTTCTGTTACACAAGATTCCAATTTTGATGGATTACACCTCAATGTAAGACATAGAAATCATGCAATGAACTCTGGAACTAACACTGTTTCTATTAACAATGTTAAATCAGATATGCGTCCTACCAGCCTAAGTGCTGATATCAATGCTACTTCATCTGGAAACATCGGACTTGCGGATACTTCTAAGTTTGATACATTCGAAAACGTTGGAGTCGGAACAACTAATCCTGGATATGCACTCATTGGAAATGAATTGATTTCATATACTGGATTGAATGGAAGCATTCTTACTGGCATCACTAGAAATATCGATTCGAAAGGAACTTTTGCACACAATGCTGGTGACTTAATTTCTAAGTACGAACTTAATGGTGTTTCTCTAAGAAGAATCAACCGTGATCATGTACTTGGTGATGCCACTACTACCAGACCAAGATCTCTTGATTCTTATGCAGTTAAGATTGATATGTCAGCAAATGGTATTGATAGATCTGCCAACACTTCGTTCCCCAAACTTGGATTCAATTCCACTAAGAAAGTTGGTGGTGATACAGTAAGCGGTGGAAACAACATTCAGTTTGAAACTATCACTCCGAATGTTCAGACATTAGTTCTACCAGGAACTACTTTGAATGCAAGTATTAGAACAGTTACAGGCACCAGTATTGATGGCAATGAAATTTCATTCCTTGATCAAGGATATGAATCAATCACTATTGGATCTCCAAATAACTTAGAGTCTCCAAGAATTCTAGCTTCTACTACGAACGAAAACACTCTGTTATCAGATCTTCCTGGTAATAAGTCAGTGACTCTTGATATGGAATTTAGTTCCACAAATTCATTCTTATCACCAGCAGTTGATCTAGATAGAGTGAATTTGATTCTTACTTCTAACCGATTGAATAATGCAGTTACTGATTTTGCTACTGATAAGAGAGTCAATGTAACTGGTGAAGATCCAAACGCTGCTATCTACATTACTAAGAAAATTGATCTGGCAAATCCTGCCAACTCAATCAAAGTTCTTCTTGAAGGTTATAGAGATCAAACTGCTGAAATCAGAGTTCTTTACAAGATCTTTACTGATGATTCAGATATTGATTCAACTCCATACAATTTATTCCCAGGATACGAAAACATCGATGATTTAGGTAACGTTATTGATGTTGCCAATAACAATGGTAGATCAAATGTATTTGTTCCACCAAGTGCAAGAAGAACTGAATTTAAGGATTATGAATTCTTTATTGACAATCTTCCTGAGTTTGTTGGGTTCCAATTGAAGATTGTACTGTCAGGTACAAATCAAGCGAAACCGCCTATCGTTAAGAATCTTCGCGCTATTGCGGTAAGATAACATGAAAGTTGAAGGACATCCAAATCTTCGTAGAGATACTAATACAGGCGCTGTGGTTAACACAAATCACAACGCCTATCAAAACTATCTTTATCTTAGAAACAAAAACTCAAAAGAGAGTGAAGAATTTGATATTATGAAAAATGATATCAATTCATTGAAGGAAGATATATCATCAATCAAAGAACTTTTACTTAAACTTGCAGAAAAATAATGGACGCTAGTTTTACTTTCGACCCATCCTCAGGGGTCGCACAAGCAGTCAATCAAACGATCTCCACTGGTGCTAGTTTTGCAGCAGCATACTCTGTAACAACTATCGGAGGAACTGCTTTTAACCTGGATGGTTATAGTGGTGCAGCTAGTCTTATTAAATCAGTTAGTATTGGTTCCTCTTTACATGCATTAAGAACGTTTGCTGTTGGAATTAATACTCTGACAGGAACAATTAATCTTGGTATGGGAGCAACTGCAACTAAGGGTCTTAAAGATGGTAGATATAAATATGATGTTTTGGTAAGCAGTGGAACCACTGTGTATAGAATTGTAGAGGGAGACGTGATGGTCCGAGCAGGAGTTACATCCTCTGTCTAAATAACATAGGAGGATTCCTAATATGTCTAAACCGTCTAATCGCCAAGGTCTAATTGAGTATTGTCTCAGGCAACTTGGTGCTCCTGTATTAGAAATTAATATTGCGGATGAACAGATCGATGATCTGGTTGACGATGCTATTCAATATTTTCAAGAGAGACACTATGATGGTGTCATACAAGTGCCTCTGAAATATCAGATGCGAGCTGATGATATTGCTAGGGGCAAAGCACCAGCGGGTGGATTTTCTGGTATTACAACATCTACTGTATCAGAAACAGTTGGTGCTGCCAGTACATTTAAATACTTAGAGAATAGTAACTATATTCCATTACCAGACTCTATTATCGGAGTCAACAAAATTTATAGGGTCCAGGGTTCTCAAACAATGGGATCTGGGATGTTCAATATTAAATATCAATTGATGTTGAACGATCTTTATAATTATAGTTCATTAGAACTATTAACTTACTCCATGGTAAAGAGTAAGTTGGAGACTATTGATTTCTTATTAAATCCATTAAAACAAATTAGATATAATATTAGAGAGGGGCGGTTATATCTCGATTGTGATTGGAGTGATTTTACAGAAGGCGATTATATTATTATTGATTGTTGGAGAGCTCTTGATCCCAATGATACTACCAAAGTTTATAATGATAGATTCATCAAAAAATATTTAACTGCTATCATGAAGAAGCAGTGGGGTATGAACTTAATCAAGTTTCAAGGAGTGAAACTTCCTGGTGGGATTGAACTTAATGGTAGGCAAATTTATGATGATGCATTACAAGAATTGAAAGACATTAACGATCAAATGTTGTCTACATATGAAATTCCACCCCTTGATCTTATCGGATAATGGCACTTAATCCATATTTTACTCAGGGAACACGTGGTGAGCAGAATCTTGTACAAGATCTGATTAATGAGCAACTTCGCACATATGGAGTTGATGTTCATTATATTCCCAGAAAGTATATCACATCTAATACTATAATTAAGGAAGTAATTCAATCCAAATTTGATGATGCTTACCCTATTGAAGCGTATGTGAAATCGGATTCATATGAGGGTGCAGGTATCCTCATGTCAAAATTTGGTGTGCAACAGCAAGATGATGTTACATTGATTATTTCAAGGGAGAGATGGGAGACATATATTCAACCATTAATTCAGAACGAACAAAATATTAAACTAGCGTCCAGACCAAAGGGTGGTGATTTAATTTATTTCCCTCTTGATGATAGATTATATGAAATCAAATTTGTAGAATATGCTAACCCATTCTATCAGTTACAAGATCTTTACACTTATGAACTGAGATGTGAAGTCTTCCGCTATGAAGATGAGGTAATTGATACTGGAATTGAAGATATTGATGACAGCATGGAAGATGCTGGATATGCAGAGACACTCACTCTCCTTGGAATTGGTCAGACTGCAACAGCAACTGCCACCTTTACTAATGGTGGAATAGGATTTATTAGTCTAACAAGTCAAGGACAAGGTTATACATCCACTCCTCAGGTAGCTATATCATCTTCACCAGGAATTCAAGCAACTGCTGTTGCTATTACAACGTCAGCAACTGGATTCAGTACAGCATCATCTGTAAAAGCGATCTTACTAACTAATCCTGGTGCTGGGTATACAATTCCACCATCTGTCGTTCTCGTCGGTGGGGGCGGTGCTGGTGCCGCTACAACGGTTGGTATTGCTACAACTGGTGGTGTTGGTATAGTAACTCTAACTAGTGGCGGAACTGGATATTCGACTACTCCAACTGTTACGTTTAGTTCTCCTGGAACTGGCATAACTGCTATTGGTGAAGCAGTAGTAAGTTCTGCTGGAACTGTAACTGCTATTCGTATTTCAAATGCTGGTTATGGATACACTGTTTCTCCAACAATTACAATCGGCAATCCATCACTAATTGGTAACGGAGACTACATTTATAACGAGATTGTTACCGGCGGAACCACTGGAACTCAGGCAAGAGTCAAAAAATGGATCTCTTCTACCGGAGAACTTAGAGTATCTATTGCCAATGGAACATTTTCTTCTGGTGAAACAATTACTGGTCAAGATTCTGGTGCGCAGAGAACATTATCAATAGTCAATACAGATGATCTTATCGACGCATATGCAGATAATGACAATATTCAAGCAGCAGCTGACGGTATTTTAGACTTTACTCAGAGGAATCCATTCGGAGAAGTCTAAATAACTATAACAATGGACTACAAAGATGTTTGAATACTTTTACAATGAGGTATTGAGAAGGACCGTTATTGGGTTCGGTACGCTATTCAATAACATAACTATCAAACACACTGATGATGGATCTATTGTAAGTGTGATGAAGGTTCCTTTGGCATATGGACCATCACAAAAGTTTTTAGCAAGAATTGAGCAGACACCTCAACTCAATAAACCAACATCCATTACTTTACCAAGGATGTCATTTGAGTTTACTGGTTTAACTTACGATCCTAGTAGAAAGGTTTCTCAAACTCAAACATTCTTATCCAAAAAAGTCGATTCAACTTCGACTATTAAAAAAGCATACATGCCAGTTCCTTATAATATGGCATTTGAATTGAGTATCATGACGAAGTTAAATGATGATGCTCTTCAAATTATTGAACAAATTTTACCATATTTCCAACCAGCGTATAACGTTACCATTCAAATGGTTGGTGAGATTAATGAGAAGAGAGATATTCCAATCATTCTTGATTCTGTAAATTTTACTGACGATTATGAAGGTGACTTTTCTACTAGAAGAGCTCTCATTTATACACTAAGATTTACCGCTAAGACCTATCTGTTCGGTCCTACACCAGATCAGACCACTGGTATTATCAAGAAGGCTACCCTGAATTACATGACCAATATAGATACGAAAAATCCAAGAAGGGAACTTCGTTACACTGTTACACCAAGGGCAACCAAAAACTACGTTGGAGATGCATCTGCATACTTAGACGAGGACATCGAATCCACCGAGACTATTCTTACTCTCACTACAACAACACCGTTTAGTGAGAATACTTATGTGACTATTAATAGTGAAGAACTGTATATTGAATCTATTACTGGCAACAATCTGAAAGTAAGAAGAGGTCAAGATGGAACAATCGCTGTGGATCATGTTCAAGGAACTGGTGTTAATATCTTGAATACTGCTGATGATGCTCTTATTGAAGTCGGAGATGACTTTGGTTTCAATGAGACAACTTCATTCTATCAAGATTTTAGCACGGACATGTCATGAAGTTTGATAACCTAGAAGATACATTTGATGTTGCAAGCGATATTGTCGAAGCAACAAAAGAAGTTAAGGTAGTGAAAGCACCTCTTGACAGAGAAAAGACAGATGTCAAAAAAGATTATGAGTATACAAGAGGTAATCTTTATAGTATAATTGAGAAAGGTCAAGAAGCAATTAACGGCATTCTCGAATTGGCTCAGGAAAGTGAAATGCCACGTGCATATGAAGTCGCTGGTCAATTAATCAAAAGTGTTTCTGATGCAACTGACAAGTTAATGGACTTGCAGAAGAAACTAAAAGATGTTGAGGAGGACATACAAAAAGGTCCTACCAATGTTACCAATGCTCTTTTTGTTGGATCAACTGCTGATTTAACTAGGATGCTAAAAGATGCCCAAAAGTCCCAAAATAAATAGGTAAAAAAGTTGTGACAGAAATGCCCGAAGAGCATAATAACGAGTTACCATCCATTGAGGATATCGTAGGGCAGGGTGATCTTCCTTCTGTTGAGGATTTTATTGAGACAGAAGAAGTAGAAGAAGAAACACAGATAATTGATGATGCTGATGGAAATGCAAAGATTGAAGTAACTGATCTTGTTCAGGCACCAGAATGGGGAGAACTTCTCCGTCTGATCAATGATGTTAAAGAAAGTATTCCAGAAGTTCCAGAAATTAAATCATACGATAAAGAATTAGAAGCACTCTGTGAAGTTATTGATGATGTAAGAGAATCTATCCCTGTTGTTCCAGAAGTAAGATATTACGAAGAAGAACTAGAAGCAATTAAGGAGTCGGTTCAGTCTGTAAAAGAATCTATTCCAACTCTTCCGGTATGGATTGAAAAGGTATCAGAGGTTCCCGATTTTACTTGGGTAGGACAAACTTTTAATACTGTTGACGAAAGATTTAATTTAGTAAAGGATTGCGTACAAACTTTATCAGATCAGATTGAAGCAGAATTAAATAGGATCCAAGATGAGAAAGATACGTTAGCATTTGAATCAAAGATTGATTTCAAAAACGTACATAATAGGGTAAATGATCTCAAAAATCAGATCTATGGTCAGTTAAAGGAACAGTCTGATATTGTTTGGAAACTACAAAAGAAACTTAAAGAAAATCAAAAAGAGTTTGAGATTTCATTCTCAGATCAAGTAGATAATAAAGTAGATCATTTACAAGAAGTTACTGAGGAAACTGTAAAACGTATTCAGACTTCATTGAATGAAAAGTTTGAGTTTGTTGGAAATAAATTAGATGAAGAAGTAGAATCATTAAAAACAAAACTTAGTGGTTTACCCAAACCAAAATACTACGAAGAAGAACTCAAAAAAATCAAAAAGGAACTCAAAAACTTTGAGAGTCTGAGAGAGATTGTTGAGCAGATTCAAGTAAGACAAGAAAAGGTAGAGGACTTACAGGAAAATTATCTTCTTACTGAACCTCCTGATGAAGCAGAGAATATTGGTTCTGGCCAAGATCCACTTACACCATTAGATCAAAAGTTTGCCACTCTAAGTGATCTTGCATCTCATTATAGAATTTTTATCAATAGAATCCAAACCCAAATGTCCACAATGGGTGGCGGTGGTGCTGGATTCATTAAAGATCTTGATGATGTTGATATCACTGGTCTCGACAATGAATACATTTTACAATATGATTCTGCGAGTTCAAAGTGGAAGACTGTTGCTAACAGTGGAACTGGTGTTGGTGGAACTTGGTTCTCCAATGATGTAGGCGTATCAACAACTAGAATTGTTGGTATCGGTACGACTCAGGCAAAGACAGGGACATCCTTATATGTTGTTGGTGATGTAGAAGTTACCGGAAATATCTCTGCTGCTGGCACAGTCACATATGAAGATGTTACCAATATTGATGTTCTTGGTATTTCAACTTTTAGAAATGGTGCCATTGTCAATACAGGGACGGCTACAACTGCTCTTATTGTCAACGGTGATGCAAGAGTAACTGGTGTCCTCACTATTGGTACAGCATCGGTCACAATTGACGGTGCAAGTGAAAAGATTAGTGTTGGTATTGTTACGATTACCAATACGCAAGTCGTGCTTGGCGATAACGTAACCATCAACTCTACTGCAACTGGTATCAACTCAGCACCAAACGTTTTGTATGTTGCAAAAGATGGTAACGACGATGATAATGGAACGTCTATCGATAATGCTAAACTGACTATTAAAGCAGCTGCCGGGGTTGCTACAACAGGAACAGTTATTAAAGTTCTCTCTGGTAATTACACTGAGAACAATCCAATTCAAGTTCCAGCATTCTGTTCAATCGTTGGTGATGATCAGAGAACTGTTACAGTTATTCCTAATAATGCAACTAGTGATATCTTCCATGTTAGAAAAGCATCGAAGATTGCAAACATGACTTTCACTGGTCACAGAGCACCTGCCGCGGCCATCGCATTCCCAACTGCTGACGCTGCTGTGAACCAGGGTGGTGGCAAATGGAAGGGTCCATATGTTCAGAACTGCACTAGTGATACTACAACAGGCACTGGTGCAAGAATTGATGGTAATCAAGCACCATTGTTGAAGTCTATGAACTTCGACTCATTCACTCAATATAATCAAGGTGGTGTAGGTATTGCCGTAACCAATGAAGGATATGCTCAGTTGGTTTCCATCTTTACTATTTGTTGCAACGAAGCAATTACCTGTGACTCTGGTGGTCAAGCAGATGTAGCAAACAGCAATTGTAGTTTTGGTACTTTTGGTCTTGTTTCCAGAGGTGTTGGTGCAAGGCAGTTTGCTAGCGCAGTATCTTCTGGAACTACAACTGCTGATCAGAAAGAAATTGTAGTTTCTGGATTAGGAACTGCTAGACCATATGATGGACAAGGTGTTTATTTTGATGTTCTTTATCAGACAATCACTTCAATTAAAGTAACAAATGGTGGAAGTGGATACACATCAACTCCAAATGTCATTATCACAGCTCCTACTGGACCTAGCGGTACAGCATCAACTGCTTTTGCAAGTCTTAATGGCAATACGGTAGAATCTGTAACTTTAATTTCTGGTGGTAATCAATTTGCATCTACACCAACAGTTACTATTACAGGTGGTGGTGGTTCTGGTGCAACTGCAACAGCTGTTATGGAACCAATTTACTATACTATTGCTTCCTCTACCGAAACTATAAGTGGTATTTCAACTATCACGTTAGAAGAGAATCTAAATAATGATATAGGTGCTGGTACGACTACCTACTTCCATCAGTTAAGTAGGGTTGTTGCTAGTTCTCACACCTTTGAATACATTGGTTCTGGAAATACTATTCAGAATGCTACACCGAAACGTGGTGGTGTTACTATCCAAGCAAATGAAGTCTTCACCGACAATGGTGGTAGGGTCGTTTATACAAGCACTGATCAGGCAGGTAACTTCCGAATTGGAGATGACTTACAGATCAATCAAAGCACTGGTACAATTAGTGGTAGAGCTTTCTCCAAGAGTTTGTTCTCAGAAATTACTCCCTTTATCTTAGCACTCAGTTAGAATGGCACTTGCACTTAATAGGTTTCAAACAGAAACTAAACAACTTACCACAGTAGATCAAACCATCTATACTGCTCCTAATGGATACACTGGAATTGTTCTATATGCCCATGTGACAAACTATGGGTCTGGCGCAACAACAGTTACCATGTCTCATAAAAGGAGTTCCGTAACCACAGAGATTGCAAAGGAATCTAATGTTCCAGTAAATGATGCATATGTCCCAATGGATGGCAAACTTGTTTTAGAAACAGGTGATTCTTTAATTGCAAAGGCAGGTGCCAATACTACATTAAAAGTTTTAGTTTCTGTTTTGGAGACAGCAAATGCCTAAACTCATTAGCGAAAAGAATGGTGGTGGAGGAGAGATTGGTATTTCCAGTGATGGTCAAGATGTCGGTAAGGCAAAAAGATTAGATTTTTACGCGAACAGAATTGAGATAAACTCAGGCATTGCAACTATCTCTTCTGACCCTCTAACACTTATAGACTTATAAATAAGAAGAGGCCACTCTCATAATTGATGAAAAACGGCAAGTGTCCAGCAGGTCAATACTATTGTTACACTGATAAAAAGTGTAAATCCATCCCTAAGGGATTTAAGGTTGTAGGAGCAGCTGGAATGTTACGCAAAGAAAATGGGCATAGCGTAGATGATGAGACTAAGAATGGGAATGGAAATGGGAATGGGGGCTCTAATGGTGGAGTTAGCGAAGGTTCCCTCAACAAGTGGTTTAAAGGATCCAAGTCAAAGGATGGTAAAGGTGGTTGGGTCAACGTCGTCACAGGTGGGACTTGCGCCAGTGACAAACCAGGTGAAGGGACACCTAAATGTGTTTCATCATCAAAACGAGCAAGCATGAGTAAGTCAGAGAGACTCTCTGCATCTCGTCGCAAAAAGAAAGCAGATCCAGGACAACAATCAAAATCTGGTGCTGCTAAACCAACTTACGTTTCAACTGACAAAAAGAAAATGAAAGAGGAAATGAATGCACTTGGTGAAAATGTTACCTCTGGGAGGGCACGTGTTGCAAAGTTAGGAAAAGTTAAAGGTAAAGTAGTTGGTGCTGTTAGTAATGATGAAGTTGCTGCAAAATTAAAAAGAGAAAAAGAAGATAATAAGGCAAAGGATAAGGCAATAGCAAATAAGACAGATGTATCAGGGTTAAGTCCCTCAGAGGCATTATTCAGAAAGAGACAATCTGAAAGAAAAGCAGAAAAAGCAAGATTGAAAGCATCAGGGTTCAAAAAAATGAGAAGAGAGGATGTATTTTCAGAAGAAGATAAGAAAGGTAAAGGTAGTGGGACCAAAGATGCCTGCTATCACAAAGTAAAATCTCGTTATTCTGTATGGCCTTCTGCATATGCATCTGGTGCATTAGTTAAGTGCCGTAAGAAAGGTGCTGCTAACTGGGGTAATAGCACTAAGAAAGAAGGATTCTCCCCTTCTCAAATTGCTGCTCTTGAAGCAAATGGTTTTGTCAAGACAAACAAACTTGGTGAAGCATGTTGGAAAGGGTATGAGAAGAAAGGTATGAAGACTATGTTTGGAAAGAGATATCCAAACTGTGTCAAGAAGACGAAGAGTGAAGAGTTTGAAGTACAAGAAGCAGCTACCATTCCTCGTCAGAATGGTCAAGTCATGAGAATCTTCCTTACCTTCCGAGGTAAGTTTTATATGACTCAATTGTTCTTCCCATCGCTGAGAGTTCCTAGTAAAGCAGAAATTACAGACGCTGTTCAAAAGGTATACCCGGATGCTCGCGTTACTCAGTATTCTCCATCCACTCCTGATCCATCTCAACCGTTGATCAGAGTTGCTGAGGAGCAAGCACCGGGAAACAATGATGCGCTAGATCGTAGAGATCAAATGATTCAGCGTAGACAACTTGTTCTCAATCGTCAGAAACTTCAACTTCAACAAAAAGCATTGAAGCAGAAGAAAAAAACTGACATGAACGTTCAGACAGAATCTTCTGCTGCTTGGCAACGTAAAGAAGGTAAGAACAAAGAAGGCGGTCTCAATGAAAAGGGTCGTAAGTCTTATGAGCGCGAGAATTCTGGATCAGATCTCAAAGCACCTTCAAAAAAAGTTGGTAATCCTCGTCGTGCTTCATTCTGTGCAAGGATGAAAGGCATGAAAAAGAAACTAACTTCTTCAAAAACTGCTAGTGATCCCAATAGCAGAATTAACAAATCACTTAGAGCTTGGAGCTGCTGATGAAATCCTTCAAAAAATTTCTCTCGGAAGACATCAATATTACCGGAGACTTTCATGGTACTATAATTATGAGTGGTGATCAAGAATATCAACAACCAGAATCTGTCGGTGAAGAGTTTGTTGCCGACATTGTATGGGAAGGAAATCTCTATCGAATGGGGTTTACTATTGATGGAGATCTCCCCTCCAATAAAAATTTGACAGAGGAGATTCAGGGAGATTATCCGGGAGCAATCGTTCAAAATGTTTATCCAATTGAAAAACCAGCAGAAAGAAAAAAGTCTAAAATTCAAATTGGAGAAGTTAAAAGATATCATCCAGCAAAACTAGATTGGGTTTAATTCATGGCACAGTGGAATAAGAATACACAGGACTTTCTCAATCAAGAGAGAAGTCTATTTGAGGTATATAATATTGCTGATCACTGGGGAAACCAGACGGATTGGAGACCTAATTTCTCTAATAACAATAGATTAAAGGTTTCTCCATATCAAACAATCTTCTTCAATACCTTCCAGTACGGCAAAGAAACTGATGTATGGGATGAAAGATTAGTCGGAGTCGGTGCAACTGCTACCTTTAATGCATCATCCAGTAATATAGTAATGGAAGTTGGTTCTGCTGCTGGTAGTAGTGTGGTTCGTCAGACTAAGAATGTAATGAGATACATTCCTGGCAGAGGTGCTACTCTTGCCTTTTCAATTCGTCTTGACACTCCACAAGTTGGTATTCGTAGAAGGTTTGGATTGTTTGATGATAATAATGGTGCTTATTTTGAGGATAATGGTGGAACTTATGCTTATGTAATTCGTAGTAATACGACAGGTATTGTTACTGAAAGAAGAGTA